GCAGAGCCGTACCGAGACCGATAGCCAACGGGAGCAGACCTGCACTTGCGACCGTAGCCGCACCAAGAGCGGCAGTCACCACGCCGATACCGACAAGCAGAGCCGTACCGAGACCGATAGCCGTTGCAATGGTTTCCCCGTTATCGAGAACGGGTTGCCATGCTTGCCCGATTTCGTCCAAGCCCTTGCCGATAGCCCAAATTTCCACGAGGAACAACCCTGTTGCGATACCCAACTCTGCGAGAATTGCCGTACCGAGAGCAATGTTCACGATGAGCGGCGTACCGACAGAACCGAGCAGAGCGGTCACAATACCGACAACCGCCAAAATACCGACACCGATACCCATAGCCGCTAAGACCGTGCCACCATTATTGATAACAGGTTGCCACGATTCACCGACCTGCGCTAATCCCTCACCGAGCAGAATGATTGCTCCCGTGATGAGAAGTGCCGCCGCCGCGACTTCTGCGACAATTACGATACCCAAACCGAGGTTCTTTGCAAGAGAAGTGAGGTTCGGGGACAGCTTTGTACTGACCGTGGTATCGAGGGTTTCTGTTGCTGTTGCAACGGTCGTGACTGCTTCGGAAGCCTTACCGATAGTAGCGACCTCCTTGAGCTTGGAGAACACATCTAACGCCATAGCGAGACCGCCGAGAACTTCCAGTGCGCCGATAATCAGCGTCACCTTATCCACACCGCTCCAATCGCCTTGTTTAATTGCGTCCCAATTCGCGCCAATCTCCGTGACGATGGAGGTAAAGCCTTGGATAGCCAGTCCCCATGCCGCCACCTTGAGGTTGCCCGTAAACACGCCGATACCGATTGCGATATTGGTGAGACCTCTGATAGCGGTATTGGCATTGTCCCAATTTACACCGCTTTCGGAAATGTTTTTGATTGCAACAGCGATTTCACCGATACCCTGTACGACCTTGAGCGCACCGCCAATCTTGAGATTACCGAGGATAATCAAGCAGTCACCGATTGCACCTGTGAACTCACTAATCATACCGACAACATTTTGGAATGTTGCACCGTTCTCAAGGAAGTCTTGGAAATATCCGATGAACTCATTGAGGTCGGACAACAGCCCAAGTGCGCCGAGTCCCGCCCAACCTGCGCCGAATCCCTTGAACGAGGTAATATACTTCACGAAATCGGCAACACTCTTTGCAATTTTCCACGCCGCGAGACCTGCACCGATAGCTCCCACCGTCAACAGGATTTTTCCAAGGCGGGTATCGAACAGGTCAGCCCACGAGTCGATTTCCTTGTTCAGACCGAGCCATTCTTTCATTTTTTGAACAATCTCATCGACCTTTGAACTGATAGCACCGTCAAGGAAATCGTAGGTCGGCAGGTCGAAACCAAGACCGCCACCTCCAATGTCACCGATACCACCTGCGCCGCTCCCGCTTGTATCTTCGGGAGGAGAGATAATGTTCAGTTCATCAATACCGAGCAGAGCATTTTTCAGCTCTTTTGCCTTTTTGGTAGCGTCACCAAGACCGTCCCCGATGTCCTGTGTACTGTCAGCGACTCCCCCGACAGTCGCACCGATACCGCTGTAATCAATTTCCGGCAGTGCAAATCCGAACAGACTTGCAATGGCATTTGCGATAAGCCGAATGACCTTTGCTACGGCAATCGCATACGGCAGGATAGCGTTCAGAGCGGGGATAAAGATATTACCGATTGCACGGGCGCACTGAGTTACCTGCGCTTGCAGGACGCGGAGTTGGTTCGCAGGAGCGTTCAGCGTTCTCGCCATATCGCCCTGTGCGGTTGTTACCTGCGTCATAATCGCGTAGTAACGCAACTCCGCTTTCTCAGCCTGTGTCATAGCCGAGACTTTCTTCTCGATACCGAGGGTGTATGCTTCCTGCTGTAGACGAGCCACAGACAGGTCATAACCGAGTCTACGGAGCGGTTCAAGCTCACCCGCAATACCCGACTGTAACTTTTGGAACGCTTCCTCGAACGGAATGTTAAAGAACGAGGAAATGTCATACCCAAGCTGAGTCAAGTTTCGACTCATCGTGTACGCCCTATCACTTGCTACACCGAAACCCTTGGTAATCGTCATAAATACGCCTTGGTTTCTCAACCATTCGGCGGGGTCGATACCAACGATTTCACTGACGCGCTCTGCGTACTCCTGTGCCGCACTTGCATATTCGCCCATAGACGCGGTAAACAAGTTCAAATCTTCGACATACTGGTTGGACTTATTGATAAATCCCGCCAGTACAGACGCGGCTTTTTTGACCGCTATAACAGCGATACTGATTTTCGCGGCGAGGTTCACATAGCTTGTGGACGCTTTGTCGTTCGACTTTGACAGATTGTTTGTACTGGTAATCAGCTTTTGGATTCTTGCCGGAAACGCCGCAAAACCGCTCGAAATGGCTTGCATTTGCGTAGCGAGAGGAGCGAAAGCGTCAGCCAACTGTTGAACTTGTGACGCAAGTTCCCCAATGTTTACCGTCTTTAAAGACTGCATGAGAGCGGGGATTTTACCAAGCTGAGTCACAAACGAGGTGAGATTGTTCTTACCTATCTGAGAGAGCGGAGAAAGGGCAGATACCAGTTCGGAAATCTGTGTTCCCAACCCGCCGATGTCCACTCCGTTGAGACCCTGTACCGCTTGCGGCAATCTCTGTAGCTGAGAGATAAAGCTGTTGAGGTTCGACTTGCCGATGGTGGAAAGCGGAGTAAGTGCGTCTGCAAGCCGACCAAGCGAGGAAAAATCAGTCCCATTTAGAGACCGCACCGCCGTTCCAAGGTTGGAAATCTGATTAGCTACAGAGGACGAGAGCTTGAGGTTTCCGCAAGAGGAAAGTGCCTGTAAGCCCTGTGCCATCTTGTTCAGATTATCCGCGTTGGTGGAGCTGATACTGTTCAGTGCGGTGTTCAGCGTGGTAAGCTGTTTTGCCACAGCGGTAAGACCGACTCCACCTTTGGTGGCGGATTTTACTTTACCCAAAGAAGAAGCAAGCGCGTCTAATTGTGCCACTGCTGATGTGGCACTCGATTGTACTTCAAGTTCTAACTGCTCGATTGTAGTAGACACGGTTCTCACTTCCCTTCAAATTTCTTGTTATGCTTTGCCATAAAGCCCTCAATAAGTGCTTTGCCCTTATCGTAGATTTTCCTGTCCTTTTCTTCCTGCTGATACTCAGCCTGTTTTTCCGTAATAGCGAACGGTTCTGACAAGTACGGAGCAGGTTTCGTACCCTTTTTGGCAAAAGCATGGAGCAGAGGTGACACACGGGACAGAGCTTCGTAGAAATACGCACCCTGTAGCCACATTTCTTGGTTTTTTCTGCTCGTTCGGAGTTCTTCCGCTTTCCGATAGAAAATCACCAGTCGGCAATCCTTATCCCAATACTGTTCTTCGGTCATGCCGAGAGACAGATAGTACGGAAAAAGCTCCTCGAATTTCTCTCCGTAAGAGTGGAGGGGAGCAGTGGCAGTAACACCACCACTCCCCTCAGTGGAGGACAGCGGGTCACTCACCAAGTCGCTGTCCAGTTCAAGTTTCCCTTGCTTTCTTCGGGTTCTTCAACGAGGGTCATAATCGGTTCGTTATACATTTCTGCCAACTTACCGATAAGCTCCTCTTTCTTGGTGAGCTTAGAATAGATTGTGTCAATGGTGTCCTGCTTCACAAAACGATGGTGAGCGAGGAACGCACCTGCGAACAGTGCCGGGAGGGTACTCATGGGCTTTTCGGTGATTTCAGACGCGATAAAACCCTTTTTTTCCATTTCCGCAACGGTTCTACGGGTGTATTCGAGGGTGTATTCCTTATCCTCGAAAGTAAAAGTCAACTGTTTACTCATTGTTCTGTCCTCCTAAATTTTCTTTTACTCTGCCACAGTGATAGGGGTGGACGGTGCGATAGTGACGGTCATATCAACGACCTCGTTCACGCCGCCGCCGACAGGGAAAACGGAAAGCTGACCCTTAAACTCGAACTTGCCGTCAGAGCCAGTGGGGGTCAAAGTGTCGCCAGTCTCCTCGCCGCCAAACCACACAGCATAAGACCCCTCCTTACCCTCAAGAGCCTTGAGCTTGGTAAAGTCAGCCTTGGTGTAGTTCGCGGTGAACTCAAGCGCGTCAAGGGACTGGATACCGGGGATATAGGTCTGCATTTTGTCAGACAAAGTGGTGGTCTCCAACATCTCCGGCGCACCGCCGAGGTCGGGGAAATCCTTAATGTCGATAACCTTTTCGTAGGTTTCACCTGCGGTGGCTTTCTTCATAAGGAAAATCTTATAGGTGGAAATAGCCATGGTTTTTACCTCCTGTAAATTGTTTTATTTTTAGAGATTACTGCCCGGTAGCGTCCGAGCATACGATAAATGGTCGCTTCATCTTGGTTTGGTACGGGTTCAAGCATTGTCCGGGTGAAGTTCAGTTCCAAAAGCAGTTCGTCAACGAACGCCGCCAGTGCCTTGCACTCCGCTTTCTTACCCGATGTCTTATTGGAATAGACATTCACCTCGTAGGTCACTGCCACATGATTTTCGTGTCCCTCCGTGGTCTGAGAGTTGCGGAATGTGGCGTTGTCTATCTCAACGATGGAGATAAAAGGAAACGAGGAGGGTGACTTGACATATTCGCTCATAATGAGCAGGTCGGGACATTTCTTCTCGAACGCCGCATAAACCTTTTCCGATACTTCGTCAAAAATATCGTCTTCCATGTCAATCATTGAAACACCTCCCTCGCTATCTCTGCAATTTCATCACAAACGGTTTTTACGGCGTTATACATCGGCATGGTAGCAGGTGCGCCGTGAGTCAAGCGTAATTTACCGTCCTCATAGAACCCCCACACATCTTTCTTACCCATGCCCTTGCCGTAGCCGCCAATGGTGAACCCCAACTCTAACCCTTTCGGGTGAGGAGAAGTACCCGCCGAGCCGTTGTAATGAACACCTGCGCCGAACTCGACCCAAACCGCGTCTTCACCCCTTGCAATAACAAGGGTTACATTGTCTCGTTGGTCGATACTCACATCGACCTGTGCGGTACGCTGACCGCCTTTCAGTAAATCATCAACGACAGCTCCCGCGAATCCGTCCCGTGACAGCTCTGCAAGCCGTTCCGCTACCCGCTCTCGTAAGAGGTCGGTCTTACGGATAATGTCCTGCTTGTACTGTTCCAGTTCCCGCACTGCCCGGTCGATGTCACGCAAAGACAGTCCAAATCGAATAACCTTTTTACCCACTGACCGTCACCTTGCTTATGGCGATTGATACGCTGTTCAAACTCTTTGCGACCTTTTTCACTACATAATCGTGAGGGGTGATTACCTCACCTGCGTCATTAACCTTGAGTGAACCGTCCGCATTGAGTTCCGGCATGGTATCAACCCACAGAATTGAATACTCGTCAATTGGCGGCGTAATGAAATCCATCACAATTACCTTGTCATAGGACTCATTTTCGCCAAACTGCCGTGTCTGCGTTTCGCCTTTTGCGGCTGAGATATTAGCGTGTCCCTCGATGGGATTACCGTGAATGACCTTGTACTGACCTGTTTTTCTGCCCTGTTCGTTAAGGATAGGTTCTCTGCTCTTGTAGAGAGCGTAGTAAAACTTCACCTTATTTCGGTTCATGCACCTCATCGAATCACCCCGCAATGTGGAGTGACCGCCTTGAGCATGGACGAGGGAACATCGGCGTTCTCATACTGTCGCGTAATACCGTTTTCGGTATGAGAGGTTTGCCCCTCTGCACCTCGCTTGTTGAGCATATAGGCGGCGATTTCGATTTGCAGGTACTCGTACTTGGTGGGAACTTCGGTCACAGTATCGTTATACGGGTACGCTTTTGCGAGAATTTTACTGCCGGACATTTTAAGGTAGGTGGACAACACTTCGTCCGTGTCAGAATCACCGACCATAGCTTTCAAAGCCGCCAGTTTTTCAGCGTCAGTCATGTTGTCCACCTCCGTTTCATCAAGCAATCGTGTACCAACCCTTGTCCTTAGGACTATCGCTGGTGGCGGGAGTCACCGCGATATAGCCGTTGCCGACTTTCTCGTAGTAAGTCTTGTCCTTGAGCGCGGTAGTATCGGTGGACAGGGTAGCCGTACCCTTGAAAATCTTCACGCACTTGGTCTCGTCCGTCAGCGCGGGGAGATAATACTTGCGGCTGATGATGGTGTTCTTACGAGTGTTCGCGTCACTGGAATCGCGAGGAGGAGTCTCGACCTCGACACCCTTTTTGTTGAACAGGGTGACAGCTTCACGAGTACCCATGATGATAGTGCCGGACACAGCGTCTTTCTTGGTGTAGATGTTCACACCTGCCACAGTGCCGATATAGCCAATCTTGGCGAACGCTTCGACATACTGCAAAGTGTCTTTCAGTGCCTTACGCAGAGTAGCCACATCAGCAGGGCAGACGAACGCAAAGATGGACACACCCTCAAGGTTCTCAAGATTCAGCACGGACTGAGCGTCTGTAAAGCAGTCAAAGTCCAGTGCGGTAGTGACAACCACCTGCGTTGCCTTGTTGAACTCAGTGAAGATGTCCGCATTGACCGTGTTGAACATATCCGTACCCATGTGGCGAACGCCCACGGGAACGAGCATGGGGTCGGTCATTTCCTGCTCGTCATAATACTCGAAACGGTTCTGAGCAAGCAGAATACGGTATTCTTCCGGAGTGTAGGAAACCTCGATGGACTGAGTATTGCCCTCACCCATACCGAGCTTCTGAGTACCGTTGGTAGCCTTATAGCGGTTGATTTTGCGGAGCATACCCGCCGTACCCACCAGTGAATTATCAACCGTGCAGAACTGTTGCAGGTCGAGGTGGGAGTTATACTGGTCTTCAACCTCGTTGGAGAGGTAGAAATTATCGTAAATCGTATGAGCCATTATTCTTTACCTCCTGTGTAAAGTTCTTTATATTCCTCCGCATGTTCCTGCGAAAACTTGAGACGGTCTTCGGGGGACATTTTGCGGAGCTTTTCCAATGTCATAGTCTTGCTGTCCCCATCGGGAGTAGGTTTCGGAGTATCTTTCAGAGCTTCCGCACGAATCCTCTTTTCAAAGGACGAGAGGTGCTTCTTCTGATTGGCAAAGACCTTTTCCAAATTGCCGTCTGCCATAGCTTCCGCTGTCTCATCAGCCAAACTTTCTTCATAGCCAAGCGCGACCAATTTCGCCTTGTTCTTGGAGACCGCGCTCTCACGCAGGAGCTTGTTGTACTTTTCCTCAAGCTCATCACGCTCCTCCTTTTCTTTCAGCTTGGCGGCTTCGTCCTCAGAGAGCTTATCCCTCAGTTCCTTTTTCTTCTCAGCCAGTTCGGAAGCAGTCTTATCAAACAGCTTCTTATCCACATAGCCGGAATAATCGGGGTCGGGAATGTCAAATGCTTCCAAAGCCTTGAGCTTATCCTCTGCGGACATTTCGGCGTAACCCTCAATTTTACTTACATCAATCTTTGCCATAAAATATTCCTCCTTGCGTTTTTACGGGTTCTCTCCCGTTATGGTGCGATTTAAGGTTTCTCTACCTATTTGCGATTAAAGTCTTCTCTGACTATCTCAAACGGTCAATGCCGCCTAAAATCATTTATCGTCCCCATCGGGGTTCGGATTTTCTACAGGCTTCTGCTCAATCACTTTCGCCTGTTCCTGCTCGTAATACTTCACACTCATTGCGTAAGCGCGTTCGGGGTCGATGAACAAGCCGGAATGTTGGAAAGCGAGAAGCGGGTGGATTTTCGGGTTATCGAGCATGGTCGTAAGTACCTGCGACTTGCTCTGAATGTTCTCGTAATTACGGCGGGTGAACTGCAACTCAATGTCCTTAAGGGCAATATCAAAATCACTCAGCTCACGGCAGATACGCAACACGAGCTTGAGCATTTTCTTCTCAGCCTTTTTGAACATATTTTCGCTGTCTTTCGCTCTCGCTTCTGCGAGAGACCAACCGTCTCGCAGAAGTACCGCCGCGCCAGTGTCGCTCGTGGAGCTACCGCCGTTGCGGTTCGGCATACCGCAGATTGTGAGAATGGAATTGTAGCAATCCTCTTTCAAAGTCTGTGTCTGTGTCTGATTGAGGTCAGTCGTGACAACCCCCACATCGGCGTTCGCGCCGTCCACAGATTTCACCTTAATTGCACCGAGGGTAAGAAACTCCTCGTACTCCTCTTTGGTGATGTCACAGTTGATAAACTTGATAAACGCCTGTACCACCTGCTCAACACCGTCCATACGGTTGGAGGTGATGTTGTTCATCGTATCGAGGAGGGGGAGAACAATCTCGAACGAGCCAAGCCGAGCATTATTCGCCGGGTACTCGAAAATGGGAATCATGTTCAGCGCATGAGGGGTGGACTCTTTCAGAATACCGTCCTCCACGAGATAGTAGCGGTTCTCCGTATAAATGGAGTAGCGGGTAATCTCGTTATCGTCCTTGCTGTATTTCACCGCCATAAGCGGCTTATTGCCGATTTCGTTGGAGTACACCACAAAGGTATCTCGCGGGTCGAGCGTATACAGCTCGAACGGGGACTCATCTTCCTCGCCCCGTGCGTCCGGCAGAACCAGTCGGAACGCCGTTCCGCAAATCATCTGCCATTCTACAATCTCTTGGTCTTGAGACGCTTTATCCTCCGCGAACATCAGCTCATTCAAGCGGGTAATCGCCGCCGTAACGGACTCCTCGCCGCTCTTGCCGACATACTGAATCGGTTCTCCACACAGATACCCGACCTTAAAGGACACGATTTCATTCGCACGGTTTTCCACAATACGATTGCAAATTTCCGGGCGAACCTCCTTGGTGCGGTTCAGAATCGGTTGCTTTCCCTTGTAATACTCCCAAAGATAATCAATCTCCGAGCGGTTCAGAGCGTGAATGGACAATGCTTTGAGTAACACTTCCACGACATTTTCATCGGTGATTTCCGTAACGCTACTCTTGATAACTCTGCGCCCAAACATCTGTCGAGTTTCCGCAACAGGCTTGGAAGTGTCGATTACATTTCCCACATTTGTCCCTCCTCTCTGAAAATGTAAAATGGCGCACGACCGCCGAGAACTTTCGTTCCCGCGCAATCATGCGCCACTCAAAACAATCTATTTCTACACTTACAATTATAGCATATCAATTCGTAAAAGTCAATGTTCATGTTCTTCTTTTGCGAATTAAATGTGGAAAACTATGTGGAAAATGTGAATTACCAAGGTCGTTTGAACACCTCGACTTTTTGACCGCTCAACGACTGTGCATATTCGGCAAGCATAGCCATTCCATCGGGTACATCATCGTGCTTGTTCTTACCCGCGACAGTGTAGGAGCAGAGCATATCCATCATCTTACCGTAGTCCGACTTTCTCTGATAGAGGGAAGCGTCCTTGAACAGACAATGCTCTTTGACCCACGCGCTGTTGACGATAATTTTCGTCTCCTTGTTGGCGGTAGTGAACTTAGTCGTGATATGTGTAATGCCGTTTTTCTTTTTAACCTCCTCCTGTATCTTCTCAGCCACGCGCCGACCTGCGGAGTTGGACTCAAAACGGCAGGACTTGACCTTATCCCGTACAAGGATTTCCACCAACCGAGCGTCCACAACATTCGGCAAGCCGTTGTCGCATACACAATCGTCAATATAGTAATCCTGCCCGTACACATACGCCACAGGGAGAAATGCGTAGTCCGCACCCTTGTCTTTGGTGTCACAGATACCGATAATCGCGTCCGGGTCTTCTTTGGGAAGCTCGAAATAGCGGCGTAGCTCGTCCTGCGAGTAGACCAATCCCTCACGCTCAATGGGTTCGTTCATATACAATGCCCTCCACGAAACATCGTCCATAATATTGCGCTGTTCCCGGTAGAAGTGGGTGGAGAACCCGACCCCATAAGCATAATCGAAATTGGACTCATCGTTTTCGTCCATAGCAGGTACGACAATGAATTTCGCCTTGTCGCTGTCTACATACTCCCGCTCCAATCGACCAATAACATCGTGTACCGACCATCGGGTAGCAATATGAAGCTCCTTGCAGTGGTCTCCGATTTTACGCTGTCTCAAGTCCGTTGTGTAGGTCTCCCACAGCTTGTCAAGCCGCTCCTTAGATAGCGCGACCTCGATACCCGACACCAAATCGTCACAATAGAGGAGGGTGGCGGCACGATATAGACCCGCGTTGCCCGTGCCGATGGAGGTAAACTCCAATGTTTCAAAACGCTGTCGCTTATCAAGGTCGATACGACAATCTTTCGCGTTCGTGTTAGAAACCTGTATATCGGGGAATACATCGTGCCACAGGTAATCACCATTTGCGTCAAAGATACGCAAGCACTCATCGTACACACCGCGCACGAACGAGTTGGAGTGAGAACCTGTCAACATAGGTTCGTTGGGAATCTTCCCGCCGAGCCAAGTGAGGTAGAAGATAGCGAGAGTGGTCTTGCCGCTACCGGGCGGGAGAGAGACCGCAAGCAGGTCAAGTTTATCGTCTGCAAGTTCCTGTAGCGCGTCCACCACCTGTTTCAGTACCTTGCGGCGCGGCGGGTAAAACTTCTTTTTCGGTTCTCTGTTCCACTCCACATAGAGCAGGTAGCTGTCAAAATCATACGGCGCGGCGGCGAGGAGAACCCGCTTGTGCAATCCGTATAGCTCCTTGACCTCCTGTTCCGAGGTGAGCGGGTCACTGATACCTCTCTCACATTCAGCCGAGAGGAGCTTGAGATACTTCACCCCAAGCGGAATATCCTCTTTCATAGCTTCCTTGCTCATATAGAGCAGGTCTTCCCAAGTCTGAAAGAGGTAAGAGTCCTTTTTTATTTTTTCAAGAATTTTTGAAAGTAGCTTTTCCATGTTTACCTCCTGCAAAAAGAAAAGCGCATGACTGGTCGAGGTCGAAACCTCAATCGCAATCATGCGCCAATTCTTGTAATCGTCAATTTTCATTTTGATAGAGATATTCAAGCCCGTTCTTTTGGTCTCGAATACCCTCAACGGTATCACCACTTACATAGAACACCATGTAATAATACTTATCTTGAGCGGTGGAGTAGACCCAACCCGTGTACCGTTGACCGTCCGCATAATCCTCAATCTGTTCCCACTCATTGAGTTTGTTCAGAGAGGGCGGCACATCGGTCTGCGACAAGGCGTTCTCAATGTCCTGCGCCAGTTCCACCGAAATACTATTTTCTTCCGCGAACTTTTCAGCGTCCGTCAGTTCCGGCGTTTTCTCTTTCTGACCGCAACCGACTAACGCGAACACCATTACGACCATACATAATGCCAAAATCAGCTTTTTCATACACCGACCCTCCTTATCCCTTGCTGTTTGCACTTACGAAAGAATGTGGACTCCGACAGTCCCGACTGCTCGATAGCGTCTTTCAGCGGGAGAGACCCCTCCTGCCAACTCCGAGCCGCACCGAGAAATCTGTCCGTCACTGCAATCGGCTTGCGTCCCTTGTACTTGCCCTCTGCCTTGGCAATCTCAATGCCCTCGCGCTGACGCTCAAGGATATTCTCCCGCTCCAACTCCGACAACGCCGCAAACACCGTCAGCATGAACCGCCCTTGCGGGGTGTTGGTGTCCACTTTCTCTTTGTCCGACACAAGCTGAACGCCACGGGCAGACAGGACACCCACCGTGTTCAGCAGGTCTTTGGTGCTACGGGAGAGCCTTGAGAATGACTCCACATACAGAGTATCGCCATCACGGAGAAACGACAGCATTTCATTAAACTGCGGTCTGTCCGTATTCTTCCCACTGATTTTGTCGAGAAAGACTTTCTCCACACCGAGGGACTTCATAAGCTCCACCTGTCTCGCCGGATTTTGCTCTGCGGTGCTGACTCGTACATAACCGACCCTCATGTACCCACCTCCGATTTACTTTTCCTTTGGGATATAGGTGATTTCGATGTCGTACCCAAGAGCTTCCATGATTTCAACGAAAGTCTTGTTCATAATCCCGTCTTTCTTCTTGACGACTCTGTTGACATACTGTCCCGTAGTCCCAATCTTTTCTGCAATGGTCTGTTGTGTCACACCCTGTTCAACACATTTGACCTTTACATCGAGTTCAATATTATTGCGTACCATAGTGCGTCCTCCTTTAGTTTGTGAGATTAGTGTAGCACAAGAGAAGATGAATGTCAATACAAAAGAGATAATTTATAGTCCTTTTTATTCTTTTTGAAATTTTCGGCTACTCGCCGTACTCCCTCCCGGCACGGCGGCGGGGCGCGTTCCCCCTCCGGGGGTACAGCGTCAAGCCGCCCCGCGTCCGCTGTCAATAGCATTTCGCGCCCGTGACAGTACCGCCAAAAGTGCGAAAAACAACCCTATTGAACGCGCCCCGCGCCCCTGTCAATAAACTACACCCAAACGACAGCAACGCCGGACGGGCTTGACGGACTCCCGAACGCGCCGCGCATGGGTACAGCTTGCAAGGCATACAGCCCACAACACAACAGAACGCCCCACAACGGGCATAATATAAGCGGGGTATATTCCTCTATACCCCTAACACAATAAAGCCCCATACAGCGCATTACAGCGGCTATAATAGGGCATAGGAAAAGCCCCGCCAATAATAGCGGGGCTTGCCTGTTATTTATTGATTTTTAGCAATTCAGCCAATACCACCAACGGAAAAAGCAAGATACAAATAAGCGTCATTTATTCACCCTCCTATATTATGCGAATGTAAAGCGGCGGCGTTCCGTTGTCCGGGTATATTTCGCGGCTATTTCGGGCGCGTCCTTTTTTAGTGCTGTCGTATCAATCCAGGAGGAAACAACCGCTTTATAACTTGCTTTATGTTCCGTTCCCGTCAAGCTGTCAACGCCTGTTTCCCTCATGTACTGTTTTAGCGCGTCTTTCAATGCGTCAATGTTCGCGGCGATTTCCTCACCCATGCGGATATATTCCGCTAATTCTTTCATAGTGCTATCAATGTTCATTATAAAACCTCCTGTATTTTCAACACATGATATTTATCCAATACCGAATAAATAGCAGATTTGTTCGGTGCGTATAGCTCCATAATTCCATAATAGCGGACTTTCACCCAATACACCCGGCAAAACTCACGCAAGGAAAACGCCCACCCGCCAATTTTAACAACGGGGTTTTTCAGTGTTTCCGCTGTTGCGAATTGCCTATAATATTCTTTTATGGCGTTTTTATCTCCGTTTTCATATGCCGCAATAGCGACAGCAACGCGGGATTTCAACGCGCTTTCAATCGGCGCGGGTTCCCAATTCACGAATTGCCAATATTTCATAATTCAAACCCCAATTCTAATACATTCATCAAGCGGAATTTTATACCCATGCACCCGGAAAAATGCGCTATCTTTACCGTTTGCGGGGTAGTAGATTTTACAGCGGTGGAACGCTTTACCGCCGCCCCACGCCCCGGAAACACAATAAACATAATCATCAATGCCGTATTCAATGCCTTTAATTTCAAGTCCATTCAAGCCGCTATAATAAGCAATGCTTTCCCGGCTTTCGCAATATTCCCGTTTATTCATAATTGCAAACCCCCTTTATAAAATCCCTTGCAAGGCTTTTCAGGCTTTCCCGCTGCTGTTCATAGGAAAGGCTATAATCATAGCGGATTTTTTCGGCCTGTTCTTCCACGGCTTTCGTCTGTTCATAAGTGGGCCGGATATTTCCGAAAGGGGCATACCCTGTTACAATGGCAACCCCGCCGCCCATATCATAAATATCAGCCGCCCACCCTTCCCGGCGTTGTGTATAGGCAACCGGGCTTTCATAATTCAAAAGGGTTTGCAATCCGCAATAGGGAACGCAAATAATTTTATTGTAATTCGCCCGGATTTCCTTTTGTGTTGTCTTGAATTTCATTTTCTTTACCTCCTCAATAATTCGCGGCGCGTCTTGCGTACATTGCTTTTAGACTTTCGGCGGGGGTCATATCCGCGCCGCCGTGGGGCTTTTCCTCCACCGGGAGCGCGTCCCACCACTTTTTACCGCCGCCCGAAATGCCGAACATTTCAATAAATGCGTTGATATGGCGCATTGTGGTTGCGCTGTACCCCTCCCACATTCGGACAAATTCGCCGCTTTTATCAATCTTGCAAACGGTAGTATCATAGGATTGTAAAAGCGTTTCCCCGTCCTTTTCAATAACTTTCGCTTTCCCGTAAAAGGATTTTGCGCGGTCATAGCCGCCCGGCGTCAATTCGTAAATTCGCATTTTGTAAACCTCCTATAATCTGTTTTGTGTTGTTTGTTGTCCTGTTGTGATTATAGTATAATTCAGCTTTTCCGAATTGTCAACCCTTTTTTCAATATTTTTTATCTTTTTCGGATTATTTCAAATCCTACTTATTATATAGCGAAATTCACCCCGCGCCGCCGTCCGGCAATGGGGCATTTTGCTTTATTGCAGTAAAGTGTTAATAGGAGCGGGGCAAAATCCCTACAAATCCGTAAAAAATCCGCGCAAAAAGACCGCCCAACGGTGGCGGCAGGTGAGCCGCGCTCCCGCTTGGGCGGTCTGCGTGATAGTCGATAGTCGAAAGTCGTTTGAGAGTCGAGAGTTGTTAGTCGCTCTGAGAGTCGCTGTCAGAGTCGATGAGATAACGCTGTCGAATGTCCTCTGCGTCATAGTCGGAGTCGTTCTGCTGATTGGGAGTCAGCACATATTCGGTCTTGTCTTGATAGCCGTAGTTGTTCTTGCCGAGGAAGATACCCGAAACAGGGTTAATTTTGCCACTGTTCATGTAGGTTTCCCACATATTTTCCAACATTTTATACGCCTTTTTAATGGAGTCGGCTACCTCTCGCGGCAATGCTGTTTTATATCCTGCACTTCCAGTCGGTCTATCATGCGCGATTGCTGTCAATGTCTGTCTGCTCATTCCGTTCAGCGCGATAGCCATTCCTGCAACGGTCGGTTTCAAGTCAGCTTTCTCATACAACGCAAAATATTCACCCAATCTCTGAGTGACTGCGTTCACATCTTCCATATCAATATCCTGCATATTGAACAGTGCTATATTGATACTCATAATCTTCGTATTATCTCCCGCTTCGAGCATAAGCCCGTTATCACCAATGACAGGCGAGTTTCCACCACGGGGCTTTTTCTTAATCACCTGCACATCTTTCTGCTCTTTTTTCACTGCCATTTTCCAATGCACCTCCGTAAAGTCGTATAGTCGCACGAGAGTCCTCTTTCCAAGCCGGAGAGTCCTCTTTTCTTCTTATTCTTCTTGGGTAAAAGTAGTCTAAGTAGTTAAAAATCGGTTTTTGCGTGTAACTTCTTATAGTAGGGATTTTCCTATATAGAGGAAGTTACACGCAAAACCTTAAAAACAACTACTTTGACTACTTGAAAAACCTCAATTCAATCCGAACAAGACTATTTCTCAATCCGATTAAGACAACCGCCCAAAAACATCGGTATCTATTTCAGATAAGAAATTATCTCTTTTGTCTGCACCCGTCCGATTTCGGTCTGAAAATCCAAAAGTCGAAAAGATTATTTTCCAATCCGATTAGGATTATCTTCCTAATGTCGTTTAGGATTATTTTTCAATCCGATTCGGATAATCGAGCTTTTTCATTTTCGAGCAGGAAAGCCACCAACATTTGAGACTTCATTTTCCAACTTGCAAGCTACGACATATGCTCATCGGTATATACTCTGTACGGGCAGGACTTAAAGCGTCCTTTCTCGTCTAAGCAAGAAGCGTTCATTTATACTACCTCCTTGAGCTTCAAGCCCCAATAAATCATAAACCCGCTCGATGTAGACTTGCGGTCAAACCATTCGGGGTGGCGTTCCATCTCGGCGTTGAACTTCCGCGCCGACAACACATACGCACCCTCAGACTTCGCCCACAGCTTGAACGCTTGATACAGGTCTTTTGCCTTGATAATATTGTTCTTAGCGTCAGCCCTGTTGTCAGAGTAGTCGGTCAGTCGTACACAGCGGTTTTCAAGGAACTGTAACACAAGGTCGTTGTCCCGCTCATACCGCTCGACCACCTCAGACAAGTTCTTGGACATTGCGAGACCGTTTTCTTTGTATTTGATATATCCGCGTACAAGCCACATGAAAATTCCGCTCATAGCTTCCATGGAGGTCAGTTCGTCCTTGAGGTGAGTGTCCTGCTCCTCCGGCGTAAAGTGTCGATTGAACTCAATCACCTTGATACGCTGAGAAGCGAACAGGGACTTGTCTGTTACCATCGGCAGGTCATTACAGGAGAGCCACAGGGTAAATTGAGGGCGATAGGTGATAGCGGTCTGATAGAGCGCACGAGCGGAGATTTCCTCGCCGCCTGTAAGCTGTTTGATTTTCTCCTCGTCCAGTTTGCCATACTCGTTGCTTTCGCTCATCGTGACAAACCGCTTACCTTTCAGTCCGGCAAGAGTAGGGGACGCGGCTTCCGCGTCTTTCTGTCTGTCACCTCGGCAAATCATACCGACAGGGGCAACCTTGGCGTAATCCCCAAGCATATACTCAATGGTGTTGAGCAGAGTAGACTTGCCGTTGCGGGTTGTTTTGCCGTGGAGGATAAACATACACTCCTCGTTGCTCATGCCAAGCATGGAGTACCCAAGGGCGCGTTGCAGGAAGTCGGCTTTATCCTTATCGCCCTGTGTGACCTCATCAATAAACCGCTCCCACCGCTCACACTTTACATCACGGCGTACTGTGTGCCGGAAACGGGTCTGCATGGTGAGGAAATCGTCCCACCGTGGTTCACGGAACGAGTAGTCCTCCAAAGAGTAAGTACCGTTGAGACAGTTGATGAGGTAGGGGTTGGAGTCAAAATCCGTAGCAGAAATGCGGAGTTCACCCGTTGCGTCCTTGAGTATTCGGTCGCGCATACGCCTGTCACCCATCTTGTTCACGAACGAGGTGTACGCCTTGCGGGTATCATCGTCCGTAATCTCGCCGCAGTAGAGTATCATCAAGCGAACAAAGTCCTTGATTTTCTCAGAGACAAGGATTGCGCCCTCGTCCTTACGCCACGCACCCTCAAAGTAGGTGTACCAACTCTTGTGTTCGGTGCAGTACCGCGCTTCTCGGTTGTAGAGCATACCGAACAGGTTTGCCATACCCATTTCAGACCACTCAAAGCCGGAGGAGGTTTCGTCTGCCCGTTCGGGGTGATAGGACTTGATAATATACATTTTGTCGGACAGGTCTTCGTCCATAATGCACCTGCCGTTGCTCAGTTCAAAAAGTTCTCTGTCACCTGCCATCTCTAATCACCTCCACATACGGTAAAAGTATCTAACGACACACTATCTAAATGTTCCGTGCTGAAATCAGAGAGTTCAAACTCTTTCCACCAATAGAGCGGAGCAGTGATGTCCATGACTGCAAAAATCTGTCTAAGGTACTTTCTATGCGGCTGACCTCCAACATAAAGCTGACGCATGAGCTTGAGGTCATTCTCCCCGATTTTTACGCAGGGATAGGTTCGTGCCGTGTCCATAGCGTAATCGGGGACATAATCCTCGAATGAGCTATCCGACCTCGACCAACTGTTCAAGGGGTTTCTCATACCACGGATAGCGTGTTCAAAGCCCCAAGTGTCTATGTTTTCTACTTTAATCATCGGTTGTTTCCTCCCATCAATTTATCAAGAATTTGCTCGTATAGAGATTTGTAAAGGTCTCGCTCCACCTCTGCGTGTGAGCTTTCCTGCGGTGCGGTTTCCTCAATCCCCCCCCCAATGGGCGAGGAGTCGCTGATACCAAGGGACACTCGTAGAGCGTTGTCGATGTTTTTCAGCTCTTTTGTGGTGCAAGACTTAATAAATGTGGAGAGCCTGTCTTTCGATACCGTCTGAATGTTCTCGCAGAGGGCAGTGGACGGAACACGGCACATCACAGGGACATGGGTGGGGAGCGGCTTCTTTTCCTGTGAGGTCAGAAATACAATCTCCACATTCGGAGAATACTTGTTGTTTGCGTCATTCGATACAATCACGCCGGGTCTCCCCGCTCTTTGCTCAGAGCCAGTGACCGTATAAAACGGCGTTATGTAGAAAATGTCCCCACGGTAATACTCAGTCATTTCATAAACCTCCTTAATCTTATTGAGACTATTTCTTATCTCTTTATGATTGGAGTATAACACGAAAAAGATTATCTGTCAATATCATTTGTGCAATTATTTATCTTTTTCGTGTTATCTCCCTCTGAACCTGCCGGATAATGATTTCTCCGTCAACATCGGTGAGAAAAGTAAACCAATCGGAGCGGAAGAACCGCTCACCTTCCTTTATGCCGGGGGTGTTCCCATTGTCCAACGCTGTGCGGTAATCCTTGACCGCTTGCAGAATAATCGCGTTTATAAGCGCGTGGTATGGTTCGTACTTCATCGTTTGTACCGTGTCACACTGTTACAGATTGTCTGTATCTCACCTCTGTCGAGGGGAGGGTCACAGGCAACCGTGTTGCAGTAGAGTAGTTCGTCATATATCTGTTGCTTACTGTACCCTTGATTGTGAAGCATACCCGCGAGGGAGGTTAAACAGATATTTCGGCTTCCGTTCGGTATGCGGGGATAAACAGGACGGAGCTTGATACGATTGTTTTCGGGCATTTCCCATATCGGGCAGTAGATACGACCACCAAAGGTCGGAGTCTCTTTCTCCTGTCGGGTATCGGGAAAATACTTCTCGACAATGTACTCAATCGCACTCTGATTTTCTTCGATGGTGCGATAGAGGAGCGTATCGCCTGTCATAATGAAGTATCGGGAGGATTTGTAAATCTCCACACCTGCAAGGTTGTTCTTGCCCTTAAAGGGCAAGTCACCTCTGAGCAGGATATGAAAGCCGTGTCCGCTCTTGGATTTCTCCGTATAGCTTTGGCACTTCCCGATAATGTCAGCGGCAAGCTGAGAGAGAAACCCGTCCTCGTCATATCCCGCGTCAATGTCCACACCTACAAGTCCGTTGTCGTTGAACACGAACCCGCAGTAATCGTAGTGACCCTCTGACACGGATTTGTGCGCGGTATCAAAATCAGCCCATGTTTGCGGGTTGACGGAGGACGCGGCTTCATTCTCCCATGCTTTCATCGGGACTTTGCTATCCCCACGAGTACAAACCCACTGATTCAGTTTTCTCAGTTCTGTAGGTATGTTCTCGTAGCAGGTCACACAAGTCCCCTCCTTTTCGCAACTTTGCGTTCAAGCTCATTCACGAGCTTCCAAAGAATATCCTGTTTAATCTCCATCGACACAGACAGGTTATAGATATTATCGGGAATCGTATCTCCCTCGCGGTAGATAGTAAGGAGCATTTCCTGTTCCTTGTCCGTAAAGCCTTTCAATGCGCTGTCACAGGCGAACCAGTTCTTTTTATCCGCGTCACTGCGAAACTTCGGGTTAGTGTGACGAGCGTAGAAACGCATACAATGTTGGACATATTCGGAGTAAAATGTTCTCATTCCGCAACGCCCTCCGTTTTACGGGAAGCGGACTTCTTGAACACCTCTCCGGCAAAGTACCACTTATCGTCCACATTGATGGGGTAGCCCTCAATATCGGACTTTTTGACTTCACCAGTGTCGATAATGTGCTGTGCGGAAGCAACCGCCATCTGATTTTTCACAAAATCCTTACCCGTCTTGAGCAGGAACGCAACCTTACCGTTTGCAGTCTTGAGCTTGTAACTCATTTCTTTTCCTCCTTATTCCATTCGGAAATGTCAATTCCGTAATCTTTCAGTTTTCGGGAGCAGAGCCACGCTTTGTCCTCATCTCCCATTTCATACCGCTTAACCAGTGCGTCAAGCTCAGTGGAAAAGGAATCGTAAAACGCTCTCAGACGCTTTTTACCGAACCCAAACTTTTCGTGAAGTAGCCACAGGATAACCGCGTCCACCTCGTTAGCATTTTTCTTGTCGTACTCCGCGCACTGTCGGAGGATTTCAGCGTCAATCGCTTTCTGCTCCTTGGCAGAGAATTGAACGCCGAAAATGTGACCGTTCGCTCTCTTGAATATTGCCATCGTCAAATCCCTACCACATGAGACGCAAGCATATCTGCTTGGTGCGTCCACAGGACATTCGGGAAAGCGTGTACGGCGCGAGTGTAATCCCGCCATTCTTCTTTTTCGGTAAACGCACCCATGTGGTAGCGTATACACGCGACTTCCTCATCGGTTAGCGTGAGGAATTGGGAGAGAAGAATGATGGATTTATCACCGTGACCTTTGAAAAGCGTGTTGGGATTATATTCCCAATCAACAATGTGGTCGTGCAAAGCCCCGTCTTTACAACAAGTTCCTCGATACTGGTCGATTTTGCAAAGGTCGTGGAACATACCCACGATGAACGGACTCGCGGGGCGTTTCCACTTGAGAGCGTTCGCCGCCGAAAGCTCCACAAGCAGGTTCATCACCATAAAGGAATGGTCGAACAGACCTCCCGCATAATTACCGTGGTACTTTGTGCTTGCCGGGGCGTTGAAAAATCCGTTTTCACCAAGCCACTTGAGAAAATCGTCTTTGACAATCCCGGCGAGATTGGTACTCATCATAAGGTCAAGGCGTTCTTTATCAGTCATTTTGTACCTCCTCTGTAAACGGCAGGTCACAACATTCCGGGTGATATTGCTGTGTCCACAGCGCACCAAGCATATTCCACAGAAACGCTCTATCGTGTGGTTCGTCCTCGTCACTGCGAATAAACTTGATGTAGTGGCGCACACCGCTGTCGATATAGCAGTGAAGGGGAATACCTTTTTCCCAATTACGCTCACCGTATTTGTTGCAACCGTCCTCATAGTGCTTGGAGACCTCTAACAGAGCCGTATAAAGACTCCCATATCGGTACTCCGCGAAAGACTTGATTGCGGCTACAAGAGAGCTTCTATTGCCGGAACGAACATACTGGTCGATACGGCAGAGAATTTCATCATCAATCATATCGGCTATCACACCGAGCGGGAGCAGGTCATACCTGCCTTTGCCCTCGTTGATGTCTCGTACCGCGCCGGAGTCAAATTCTCTGCGGTTGCCGCTATCCTGTAATTCCATTTACGATACCTCCTTTAGAGGGAGGGGAGCTTTCGCTCCCCATACCCATCAACCTCCGAGCAGTGCGTCAAGGTCGAGACCCTTTTTCGGTGCGGCAGGAGCGGGGGTAGTAGCCTGTTTCTGAGGAGCAGGAGCGGCGTTCTTGTCCTTGCCGAGCGTCAGCGCACGGGACACAGGTTCGGTATCAAAATACTCAGCAGGAGCTTTATCACCGAGATTTGCAAAAGTGACCGTCTTGTTCGGGTCTTTATTGGACGGGAGCTTGGTGTGGACAACCTCCGCTTCAATGAAGTGGTCGATAAGCTCCATCGGGTCAATGTCCTCAAGGGTGTAGTCACCCATAGCGGTCTTGGCAAAATAGGAAAAAGCGTTCAGAGCTTTTTCATTCGGTTCATCGTTCTTGTCCTTGATGGTGAAGCGTTCGGTCTGAGTCATACCCGCCGCGTTCACGAGCTTAATCTCAATCTTGCCAAACTCCTCATCGTAGGACACATCGTAAATGCGGAACACATAAGTTCCCTCCGGGATAAGAGTGAAACCACTCGTCATAGGGATTCTTGCCATGTTATTTACCCTCCTTAATATTCGGTACGGAGAATGACTCCGACAATTTCCTCGTCCACGAGGTCTACAGGTCTCTTGATAACCAATGCGGAAATCTTCTCGTCAACGAACATTTCCACAATGTCACCACGCTCGATAAGAGCATAACCATCATTGCAGATAGCGGTCTTATCAATGCTGTTTTCGGTGGCGAAAATACGCACACAGTCCTTGATTACACCATCGGCAACAGGCATGACCGCTTCGACCAGTTCGCAAGGCTGAGAAAAGGTGTCGTAATTGATAATGTTTTCAATGAGAGAGAGCATACTCGCGCTATCACAGGCGGTTACAGTGCGAATGTCTTCCGGGACTTTCATAAAGATAGAGCCGGAGGACAACCAACGGTCTCCATTTTCACGAACATAGAGAATACCATCAGCTCCGAGAGATTTTACGAATTTCTTAAATTTCATTGTCTTTATCCTCCTTATTTCACCGTCATGCGGTACTGTTCAGATTTCTTCTGATATTTGTCGAGCAGACCGTCAGCTTCGAGAGCTTTCTTGTCGATGGTCGCGGTCTCCGAGCGGGACACAGACCAAGTGTAGATAGAACCCTTGATTTCAACCTTTTTATCACCGTCACGGAACTGCCCCATAGCGTGTTCCTTGATGATATTGTTGATTTCTCCGAGCCGCTTTTCCTTGTCTGCAATAGTGGCGTTCGTTTTGTCGATTTCGCCTTTCAGCCCCTCCGCTTCGACAATAAGAGCGTTAATGTCGGTATCGGGGGTGAGGTTGTGAGTACGCAGAGCCGCAAGCAGTTCAGCGTCTTTCTTCTCGTCATAGACCGGGGAAATGCCGCTGTCCACATACTCAGCCCACCAGTTCTCAACGAACTTGATTTTCTCTGCGAAATCGGGATAACGCTCACTCACCTTGAACTCCACGGTAATGGTGTTCTTGATGTTCGGCGTGTACTTCGTGGGGTCAGCGTAGTCCTTTTCTTCAAGGAAAGACGCGACCATAATCACATTGTCCACACCGAGCAGGTAAGCGTAGAGGGCGGCTTGCAGAGCGTAATATTCGGGAGCGTCATTCTGCCAGTCCTCGATACGCTTGGTGGTCTTCATTTCAAGAACCGTGTCTACAACGCCGTTCTCATCAACGCCGAGGTAGTCCCACATACCGCCAAGATGTTTGCTTTCGGGGAAGAAATCGCCCCAAGTGGATTTGAAATAATCCTCACCGTAACGGTCGGTCGGAGTAATGATGTCCATACCGTAGGACTTCTTCATGTACTCTGCCTGTTTGGGTTCGATTGCCTTACCTGCCTTTGTGTAGATAGTGTCCTCAAACGGGATTTCGTATGTCTTGGTAATCGCAAGCCACATTTCAAACGGCGTAGACCACGGGTTCAGACCGAGGATTGTAGCAAAGCGCGTACCTGTAATTTTCTTCGTGCGCTTCGGTGGCGCAATCTTGAGCTGTCTGCTTTCAAGCCATTCCATTATTCGTTACCTCCCTCAAGCATAGCGGTGATTTTCTGAATCAGCGTCTCGCAATCGGATTTGCTGATAGAGGTAAAGCCCTCTGTCTGCACCGCAATCTGAGCAATCATTTCTTCCTTAGTCGGGTCAGCGTCCTTGAGCTTTTTCAGCACTGCCTTGAGACCCTTAATCTGCAACGGCGTAGCGTTGTCCTGCGGGGCGGTGAGTTCCTGCTTTACTTCCTGTCGCTGTTTGGGAGTAGCAGGAGGGGCTTTCAGAGCAGATACGGGAGCGGGGGTGGGCTTACCGATGTCGCTGTCAATGCTGTCGCTCTCGCAAATGTCGAGCGCAATCATATACAGATAGCGGCGCATATAGGTGATAGAAGAACCAAGAGCTTGCATTTCATTGGTAGCCTGTTTTCCCGCGTTGCTGATAATCGGGGCAATCTGATTGAACGGAGCAACGAACGGGATATACTCCTCATCGGGATTGTCGATGTTGACAATCTTCATCGTTGCCACATCGGAAGTGAAGTTCACGATAGGGATAAGACCGACCTCACTGAAAATGCGGGTGGCGGTAGGAACAATATCGTCAAGCTCGAAATACTTGAATGACAGGTGCATATTCTTACCCGTCTTCTGCACATCAGCTTGCAGGAACATTTCCCTTGCCTTGAGCAATTTCTGATAGACATTCAGTGTAACGGTCTCCTTTTTTGCGGTAGTTGCCATTTTTCGTTTTCCTCCTTTTTTCTTTTCGGGTTTGATACCCAAGAAATCATTGATTCTCTTTTTTGCCATTTCGATATAGAATGTTCTGTCTACATCGTCTATGGTTAGATGATTGTCGTTGTCGATGATACAGTGGTCGGGGAGCATTTCGATTTTCGCAGTAGCGTCCGTCTCAGCTTTGACCTTGAACAGCTTCCCGTATCGCTCATTAGCCGTGGCATATACACGGTTTACTTTCTGTACCGGGACTTGCTCACCATCGACAATGTGATAGGCTTCGCGGTATTTTGCACCCGCTTTGGCTATCAACTGGAAGTCGAAAATATCCGTACTGCCGTTAATTGTTTCCTCAACGGGTGTACCGTGGACGAAATACTCGATGAGAGCTTTCTTGACGATAACCATATTGTTGTTTATCGCCCACGCGCCCTTTACGGACACACCGTAGTTCAGATACCCACCAACGGTCTTGACCTCGCCATCGGTCTTAATCATCAAGAGGTTGTTCACATCTTTAATCCAAACCTTTTGCACATCATCGACCTCAAGCTCGAACTTGGTTTCGGCTTCCCACGCATGAGCGATTTCGTCTACAAGCGCGAGTTCCGATTTGTCGATAGAGTACATCAGACCATCGGTGTTGAGGTTAAGTAGCTTGATGGTCTTACAGGCGTTCAACAGGCGCATGGTAAGAACCGTGAGGAAAAGCTGTCCCGATATACGCAGAGAGCGGGTCGGGAGGGGGTCATACAGGTCGTTGTAACGATTCTCCTGTGCGCCCGATACCGTGTTAAGTGGTAGCTTCAAGTCCTTTGCAGTCTGCTTATCGCCGTTGTGCTTCGCCTGTATGCGGTCACGCTTGATAGCGTAGAACAGTTCCGGGTCGGGGACATTGCGGGAGAGATACTTGTAAATCTCAATCAGCGAGGGGTACAGACTTGAAACATCACGGTTTTGGATAACCCTGTCCTCTGTTGCTTCCTCGTAATAACCTGTCAAACTACCGTGAACGCCGCCCCAAGCGTATTTGCAAGGCATACCGCCAATCTCAATCTCAAACGAGGTCTTGAACAGAACCTCATCGGGAATTGACATATCATGGATTGTTTCAAAGAAATCCAAGACGGGTTTCGGGATAACGGCAATATCAAGGTTTTCGGGGTAAACATACTCTCGTCCATCGTCCCATTCCCTACGCTCTGCGCGTAACATCATTGCAGTCAACTTAGCGTTGGTCGCGGCGAGAGACCGCACCTCATCAATCCCCGCTCGTTTTCCGAGGTTTTTCTTGGTTTTGAGGTAATCCGCACGGAGCTTCATCAGCTCGTGAGTAGCGTCTACATCGTGCTTACAGTAATGAACGGTCTGTTGTAGCTCGTCCTCCGTAAGCGGTCTGTCGAGGTCGAACGATACCTCCGTCTCTTGAATATCCATTCCCATGTGACCTTCAATAGCCTTGAGGGATAGACCCAACTGAACATCGTCTCGAATATCCACATTGTCGAAACGGAAATAAAATGCCTTGAGGGGAGCGTATTCCCAACCGCGACCGCCGCCGATGAGGAAATTATTGAGCTGTTTAATCTCCTGCGGGGTAAAGTCATTTGCGGCGGCTTTAATGATGAACTGGTCGTAATGCTTGGAGTTAAATCCAACATAGATACCATCATCGGACAGGCACTCCCGGAGAGCTTCGCTATCGTTGTGAATGACCGTATGCGTTCCCGTTTCTACATCTTTGAACACTACAATCCAGTCAAAGGCAAAAACCTCAACATCGTATACAATCAGTCTCATTTCCGTAACCTCCTACTCCAACGGGTTTTCATTTCGGAGGGGAGTTGCTGTCCCTTGTCACGAACGCCCGTCCAATGTGTTCCTCCGGCTTCTCCATCACAAACAAAATTACTTGCCTTTAGGGACGCTCCGTTTTCAGATTTGAGAATGTAGGTAATCACTTTTTCATACCCCATTTCTTTTGCGATTCTGCAACACGCGCCGTAAAGCATTGAACAGGCATTGTAATGACCGTCTACCACACACAACCTGTTGATTTCGCAGGTTAGTCCATCGTCAAGATGTCTGCTTACTGGTCTCCCACATACGGCTACTCCGATTAGCGCATTTTCTTCATACAAACCAATGCTGAACTTGCAACCGACCGTGGGTTTGTGATGTCGATGATGGAGAGCGATAAAATCACACGCCGTGCGAAAAGTTATAGGTTTAATTGTCATTTCTCACTCTCCCTCCGTATAGCGGAAGTAACACCCGTTCTTTCGGTAGGTCGTACACCGCTTTTTATAGGACTTCACGAGATATGGAATGTTATCTACAAAGTCATAGGCGATAGCGTCCTCTTTACCTGCAAAGGTACGGGCGATTCTGCCGATACTCTGTGTGATAACCGCGTAATCGTTCTTGGGTGTTGCCAAGAACAACCGCTCCAACCGAGGAATATCCAACCCCTCTTTTGCGAGGGAGTAAGTAGCGAACAGGTACTTCTTTTTACCGCTTCGCATATCCTCAATAGCAAGTTCTCGTTCAGCCTTTCCTTTTTTTGTTGTCATATTGCCGCTCACCATTACGGCATTTTCCCTCATGCTCCGAGGGAGAGCGTTCATAAGCCGCTCAAGGTGTTCCAGTCTGTCAGACAGGATAAGACAGGAATGTTCGGACTCTGCCACAATCCATGACGCTATGAACGCGACACGGTGATTATCGTTGCACAGATAGGAAATGAGCTTGGTGTAATTCAGCGTACCGTCTGAGTTCAGACATTCACGACTGAGTTCCACCCCTGTTCCGACAGGTGTAATACCGACCTGCATGATTTTGTCTCCTACAGCTTCATCGGGAACGGTGTAGACCACATGACCGAGTAGGGCATAGGTGGCTTCAATCATTCCATCAGAGCGGTGTACCGTAGCCGAGAGACCGATTTTATGTCGGGCTGACAGGTTATTCAGAGCCTTATAGAACTGCGTCATGGCGGTGGGTGTACCCGCAACGCGGTGGCACTCGTCCACGATAATCACATCGAAAAAGTCCTTGTATTGTGTGAGGTCGAGTTTGCACATCGTTTGGATAGTAGCGAATGTGATACCCTTACCGATATTGACCTTTCCCTCTGTGATAGTCCCGATAAGGTCAGAGTCCATATACAGTTCTGCACGGGTCTTACTCTGCCGTAACAGGTCAAGTGTGTGGGTGAGCCATAAGGCGCGTTTTCCGAAACGCTTCACAAGAGCAATCCCCATCTGCGTTTTTCCGCTACCCGCCGCGCTTTGCAAGATACCGTATTTCGCGGCGTACAGTGCGTCCACAGCGGTCTTTTGATAATCGTAGAGCGGAATATCCACCCCACCGTAAGAAACGCTCACAGGGTCTGAGAACGCGCTCTGAAAGGTACTTTCCTGTGCAATACAGTCCGGCAGATTTCGGAGTGTTCCGAATGGGAGAATCAATGTATCTCCGCGCCGTTCATACAAGGTCAGCGTTGGAGGTGTATTTCCAAGCCAAAAGTGCATACGGGCTTTCTTGGCATATTCGGGGTTCGTAATCACAAGGTTTCTCTTGCACCTGTCTCTTATACACATCTCCGAGCCCACGAGACCGGAGCCTATCTC